CTCGGTGAACGATCTGCCTTCCGCAAGCTTGCTTTTCAGCACATCAACATGCTCGTCAGTCCATTCAGTCTTGACAGCAAAGCGCCTTGCCATTTCGGACATCAGGCCGCCTCCACTTCGATTAGGCAGAAATGCTCGCGGACCTCGGGCGAGCGGATAACGTGAAATTCCTGACAATGCCGGTCGTCCGGTGTCAGCTTCAGGTCGACCAAAAGATCGGAAACGGGCTTGATGCGGTTGTCACCGTCTCCGCGCATGTCTTGCGGGATCCGGATCGTCAGCTTGTAGGGGCCGGGTATTGGTCTGAGGTCCTTCTTGATCTCAAGGAAGTAGCCTTGCGCGTCGTTGCGCCAATTCCTGAGCGCGCCGGTTTTGACGCGGCCTTTGCCTGCTACGTTCCGGTAACAGGCGTTCACCGAGGGCGGCAGAGGGAGTTCAAGCCGGAAGCTCATGCCGCGTCCTCCTTGGCAGGAAACGGCTTCGCCCACATATCATTCCACGATATTTGCTTGGATTTGTCACCGGGTGTTTCGATGAACATGTCAGGTTGCCTCAGCGCATCGGAGATGCGCCGGCAAGCGATGTCGAAATACTTCGGCTCGATCTCGATGCCGATGAACTTGCGGCCGAGCTTCACACAGGCAACGCCTGTCGTGCCGGAGCCCATGAAGGGGTCGAGGATGGTGTGGCTGCTCATACTGGCTAGATTGACCGCCCAGAGCATCCAAGACAGCGGTTTAGGGCACGGGTGGCCGTTTTTTTCAGCCGTGTCGGTTGACCATTTGGCTGTCGCTTTAGCGCCCTTTTCCAACCCTGGAGCTTGCCCGTACAGCAGACAATGCGCGAGCGATGCAAAACCCCATTTATTGCGTCCACAGCCTGACGGCAGATAGACACCACCGATAGCGTCGGGCGCGGGCAGCGCCCATGCTGACTTGCCGGCCGTGAACACCAGGCCGCGCGAAGCAATTTCTAGAGATGCAATTACGGCCGGAACAACAATGGAACAGAAATTTTCTGGCGTGTCGTCGTAGGACGCATAACGGCCCTTCACCAACACTCGGCTGACGCGCAAGTCTTTGGCGGCCAAGTGCTCGCCAAGCCCAACGCCATACGGTGGATCTGTCACCACGGCATCGACCTTGCCGAGTGTGGGCAATATCTCCCGGCAGTCACCGAGATAGAGGGTGATGCCTTCGGCAAGCCGCTCCATCTTCACAGCGGCGCTCCTATGGCTGAGACGAGGCTGATGACGCCGATCAGGATCACCGCTGCAAGAATCACGTCGATAGGATCGAAGGCCATTACACGGCCTCCGCTGGCTGACGACGGAGATAAGGCGGGATGGATAGATCGGCGGGGATGGCGAGCGGGTCAGATGCCGTGGCGGTGTCACCCTCGCGCGCGTGCACGCGCGTCGCACAAATCGTGCCAGTTTCAGATTTTCCATTCAGCGTCGATAGATAGAGGTCAACGAGCGCATCATGCTCTGCGGCCTCGTTGGGGTCTTTCCGACGGCGTGCGACGACCGCTTTAAGCGCGCGAACATCGAATCCGTTGGCCTTTGCCTCGCTGTAGATGTCGGATTTGTCCGAGTTCAATTCCTTAATCTCGGCTTCGACATTCTCGATCCTGGAGACGAAGGATTTGAGCATGTCCCTTGCGACGTTCATGGCCGTTCCTCCGCAATCCAAGGTGCTACCCACTCAGCCGCGTCCGCACATTGATGCCCGCAGGCCAGCAACATCTTCGCGATGAAAGTCCGCATCCTTCGACAGGAGCCGCGATTCCAGAATTTCCAGTCGAAGTCGTAACTGGCGAAGTTCATTGCGGTCATCCTGTTTGGATTTGGTCTCTAACGCGGTTTGAATACGCTGGTCTTCTTCATCGCTGAGCTTTGAGCGGTCGTACCAGGTCTCAAACGCGCGCGAATAACCCATGCCTACAACGCGCCCGGCGCGGCTGATGATGGCCGCAATTTTCTCGCCGCGGGCGACTGGCTCGGCAAGCTGGCGGAATTGTCGCGTGATCTGTTTCATCGGAGGGCTCCAACAGGATTGTGAGCCACAACGTCTTTGTGGTGCTGTTGTAAGTGCATCCACAACGGATCGTGGCCATGGTGTCCGCGTGACGACGCCCCGTCGTTGCGAGCCTCCAAAGAGCCGGTCGGGATTGCCTCTCCCGGCCGGCTCACGTCAGGGAAAGAGCCAATGATTAAACTGGTGGTGGATAATGGTGAGCGGGCCGCGCTGGACTCAGGGAGGGGGAACGTCGCGCGGCCCGCCCGTTCGCCGGGGTTGCGGAGCCCGGCGAAACGGAAATCTGTCTCACATGTCGAATTAGGCGCACTCATCGCCATTACCATGATCGAAGCGATGAGGCGGTGCGGGATGGCTCGGGCCGAACAGACAGAACATATCCTGACGCAAATAGCGGATGCGTATGATGCGTTCGGCTCCGTCTCGCCTGTGTGCGAAAAGGCGGCGGTTATTATCCGCGAGAGAGTGCTGGAAATCGCGTTGGGCGAGACGTGATGCCATCATTTGGACGCCCAGGCTGGCGACGGCAGAGCCGGCTTCTTGCCGGTTTTGGATTCCTCGCTGAGGCGCCGAACGAAAATCTGCTTGAGGCGCGTGTAGCAGGGGCTGCGGTCCCGGTCTCCAAGATTACGACCCGGCAACCAGGCCAGATAGTCGCCATTGGCGGACACCGACATCAGGCAGCGCTTGAACTCCACTATGTTGAGCAGGGCGTAGCGCTTGTTGCCGGAACGATCCCGGTCAATGACCAGTTTGTTCCAAAGCCACATGCAAAGAGCCATGTTCAGATTGCCCCAGAGTCGGAAATATTCTGGGTCACGCCCCCATGCGGCATGAGCTGTGGAAAGAAATGCGATCAGGTTTTGGACCGAGACTTGGTCAATGTTCTGGGCAAGAGTGGCCGCGCCCAAACTGGCATTGGAACCTGCTGGTGTCTCGTAGTTTGCAGCAGACCAGCTTCGCAGCAGAGCAGACATGCTGACAATCGGCCCCGCGCCATTGCGGCGGATATTGTCGTAGCCGACAAACTCACAGCTCTTTCGAATGGCCTGCATCGCAGGAGTGGAGCTTTCCAGACCTCGCAAGATGTCGTCTGGACGCATTCTCACCAGGGACGAGTTGAGGCGGACAAACTCCCCCGCCATTTCCGCCATGCTGTTGAAAAGGCAGACGCGCACGTCTGCAATGGCTTCCGGGATGCCGGACAGCTTGAAAGCCTCAGTGCGGTGCTGACCGTCAACGATGTAGAACGTAGGGTCGTTGCGGAGCTTGCCGAGCGTCAGGACACCCTCGATGGCCTCGTCCTTTTTGATTTGCTCCGTTACCATCCGGACTTTGCTGTTCACGCTCAACGGACGCTGGAACGGCGGAATACGCCACTGAACCACCATGTCCTGCGTGATGATGAGCGTCTCCATGCGGCTCTGCTCAAGCTTGGGAGCGGCGCGCGCGCCGGAAATTGCGACGACGTTACCCATTTAGGGCCTCCGTTATTGTACGACGATTTCGAGAAAAGCCCCGCGCGCGCTTTCACACGCGGATTCCCACACGCCGAGCAGCATTCGCAGGTCTCGGTCGTGCTGGCTTTCGTTCGGGGCGGTGAAGTTTGGTTTCGGATGGCGCTTGCGCTTGCTTTTCGCCTTGACGGCGCGTTTGACCTTGGCTCGGGTCGGCTCCTCGCCGGCCTCTATCGCTTCATCCAGTGTGCGACGAACAATGCCGGGATCAGCCTGTTCGGCGTCGCGAATTTCACGGGCTTCGTGGATGACTTTGCGAGAAAGGCCGATGTCGGAGACATGTACCTTCCCGTTGTTATCGTTTGGAACAACGGGGCCGCGCTTCAAGCTGTCCGATTGTTTAGCGACCTCTCCCCGCTCCTGTGCGGCATCATATTCGTCCGCCAACTTGCGCTTGGCCTGCGCCTCGATCTCCAGCGCGTCAGCCTGCGCCCGGTGCGCGGCAGCGATCAGAGAGTCGTGCGCATTCTTTGCCTTGGAAAGACGGGCGGCTCGCTTGGCGGCGTCATAGGCGAGGGTGGCGAGGTCGCGGGCCTCCAGCACTTCCGCCGACGTGCGGGCGCTGGCGAGCGCCTGTACAGCGCGGTCAACCAGTGCAGGCAGGCTTGTCCGCGCCGTTGCTGGAGCAACAGCCAGGGCCGATTGCATGGCCATATTGGCCTCCATGTTGGGATTCATGACGCCTCCCGCTCTTGGGTGGGGGAGGGGAGGAAATCGTCGGCAGAAAGCTCGAGACCTTTTGCTTTGGCCTCGTTCAGCAGAGTCGGAATGTGCTTTTGAGGAATAACCCCACCAGTGCCGCCCTCTGTCTTACCGCGCATCCAGCTATAGACACGGGTGCGGTGAACACCCGTGATGTCAACGATGGCAGACACGCCGCCAAGACTTCGAATGATCGACGATGCTGGCTCCATATTGCGAACGTAGCGATATTCGCTACGAACCGCAAGGGAAATGTAGCGATTTTAGCCACAGACGGCATGTAGCGGGAAACGCTACATTCTGAATATGGCTACA